GGACAGGCAGTGCGGGAGGATGCTTTGCAGGGCAACGCTTCCCGCATCCAGTTTAACACCGCCGACGGCGGCGGTCAAGGTTCGATTGCAATAGCTGACTATTTGAGCCACGGGCAGGCGAACGCCATCCCTCTCAGAGACTTAGAGAGAATGACCGGGCTTGATGGTCGAACGATCCGCGCCATGATTGCCGCTGAACGGCGTACAGGCGCGGCCATCCTTAGCGACAATTTGACCGGCTATTATCTCCCTGCGAACGAGGAAGAAAAAGCGCGGTTTGTTCGCTCCATGCGACACAGAGCGAAAGAAATTTTACTTGCGGCGGATGCCGTGGAAAGGACCTGAACGAATGGCAGAAATTAGAGAGAAGCACCCGACGTGGTTCAAAATGAAGATTGAGCGGCGGCAACTCATAAAACAGCTGCCGCCAGAAACAGCAGTCAATGTTCTTCTGGCCTGTTGGGACTACTTAGAAACCGGTGAAATTCCCAACACCTTGCAGCCGATGGAGAAAATCGCATTCTCTGCGTTCTTTCCTGACATGGAGGAAGCATGGAAACGATACGAGCAGCGAATTAACAGCGGGTCAAAAGGAGGCAGACCTCCGAAGGAATAACCATGCGAAACCATACGGTTCCATACGGTGCCGCATGGCACAGAAACAGAAACAGATACAGATACAGAATCAGAATCAGAGAGTGAGAGAGTAAAAGGGAACAGTCAAGCTGTTCACAGGTATAAGGGAAACTTTCGTTTCCGCACTCACTCTTGAAAAGAAATTCTTTCTTTATTTGCATAATGGGTGTTGAAAGGAGCGGTCAAGTGGTCTTTGACTTTGAAAAATTCGCTCAAATAACCGCAAGCGTGTATCCTGGTGGTGTTTACTCGCTTGACGATGTTTTACAAGTCTTTTTGTATTACTTCGAACAGTACGAACGGCACACCGGCAGGCCGCACCCGCCGATCAGAGCAAGTCAGATCGTTCGCATTTGTCAGGATATGCCATACATAGACCAGCAGAACAAAGGCGGCTATGAGGATGTTTCCCCGCTGGATTATCATGCCATGATCGACCAGCATTTTGCGACAAAATACCGGCGCTGCGACTACAATATCAACCATTTTTTCAGCGGAAAAATAAGAGCATTGCGCTTTTATGAGGCGTGTTATTGATGCGAAAAGAGTTTGCTGCTTTGAAAAGCTCTCCCCGAAACCGGGGAGAGCGCCTGTGAAAAATATCTGCTTGTCAACGATATTTTATCACGGGAGGGTCAGGATGGCAACAAACGAAATCGCGGCGGCGGTACAATGCGGACAGGCCGATGTTTTGAAATTATGGAAGGAAGTACGTCGGTTTGCAATCAAGCAGGGCTTGAGGTGGCTCCGGGCGCTGGATGGCAAAGGCGGTGCCACACTTGACGATCTGGAGCAGTGCGCGTTCCTTGCCATGCTGGATGCTCTGGAAAGCTGGAACATTGACAGCGGTTCCTTTATCGGCTGGTATGCGTATCAACTCAGAACGGCATACCAGACGGCTATGGGTGTTCGCACGAAGCGGGACAAGCAAGACCCCATCAATTCAGCACTGCCACTGGACGAGCCACTGACAGACCGGGAGGGCAATGCTTTTACGATTGCTGATGTTACGCCAGACCCGGATGCAGAGGCAGCATTTGACCTCGCAGACATTCGTTTTGCTGTGTGGAGTGCGCTTGCCGCTATCCCAGAGAACGAACGGCAGGCCATAATAGCGGAATTCTGGTACGGAGCAAAACCAGACGTCAAGCTGCGGCGGTCAGCGTTTAAGCATCTGCGTCATCCGTCTATCAGCAAAAATTTAAGGGCGTATTTGTAATAACAGGATAGCCCTATATAACCGCCAGAAAGCGGCAAAAACCGTCAAAAGAAAGGGGTGATACATTGACACCACGCAAAGAGAAAGCCTTGCAAGCCCTGCTTGTGTGCCGTACACGGGCAGAGGCGGCAAAAATGGCGGGAATTGGAGAAAGCACGCTGCGAGGATATATGCAAAATACAGAGTTTGTGGAAAGATATGAGCTTGCATTTTCGGACATGGTAAGAGATGCCGCACAGCAGGCAAAGCAAACACTTTCCCCGGCGCTCTCAACCTTGAAAGAAATCATGATGGATCAATACGAACCAGCACAAGCCCGTATTACTGCCGCTCGCTCGATCTTGGAATATTCTTTGAAGCTGACCGAACAGGCCGACATTTTGGAGCAATTGCGAGAGTTGGAACGCTGGAAGGAGGAACTAAATGGCAACCGTTGACACAAGAATTGCAATCTTGCGCGAGTTTTTGAAATCTCACGCAAGCGGCGAAACCGTCTTCATTGTCGAGGGCGGCGCAGAGTATCACGCAAAAGAAGATCCTTTTTCCTACTTGCTGAAGCACGGCGCATACACCCATGACGGGCGGCGCATTGTCCTTTATCCGCACCCAATCGAGGGCGTGGACGGACTGAGCCTTTCCTTCTATCAGTTGATTGATGAAGCCATCGAGCGCGGCAAACTGGAATTGCCGGAGCTGGAGAGTGACGAGATCGGAGGTAAAGCCCTTGAATAACAGCATTAAAGCCCGCATTACCCGTTTACAGGCGATTGCAGCGCAGAAGCAAGAGGGCGCAGCACTCATGACCTTGCTTGAAAATGGCACGTGGGCGGCTTGCAGAGCGCCACAAAGCCCCGCAAAGGTGTTTCAGACGGAACAGGCGGCGCGAGATTATTTATCAGACTGCGAATGCGTTATCATTATCGACCTTTAAGGGAATAGACACATGAACAACAGCAGTATTGAATCACGCCTCGCAAAGCTCCAACGGAAAGGGGGCAGCTTCCCCGATGTTCTGCGCTGGATTGCGGAAGGGCGCATTTATGACGAGTTAGCGGACACGGAACGCGCGAGGTATGCCGCATATTGGAGCACTACGCCCAGCGTCCTTGAAGAACTGGAATTAGCGGCGACCGGCACGCTACACAAGCCGCTTGAGCGACGGCCAAAGCCGCCAACGCAAGAAGAGCATAGAGAAATCATCAAAGAACTTGAAAGGATGGTCTATGGACGTTTTGAATGAGTTTCCACTTGTGGACGAACACGGCAAAAGATACCGCGAGTTCGGGCGCGGATGCCGCGAGTATGCGCCGACTATTGTAACAACTGCCGGGACGATTCCGGCGGGCACGGTCATTTGCAAGCATACCGAGCCGGAGGCGGTCAAGTCGAAAAAGGATTGTCCCTTTTCAAACAGCCTATACCCCGAATGTAAAGAGGGCGATTGCAGCTTTTTCGCAAATGGCAAGTGCAGGCCGGGAATGACGCAGGCGGGAAAGCGCTGCCCTCTCCCTGCGCGTCTGACTTGCGGCGATAACTGCGCAATGTACAAAAACGGGCGCTGCACCCTCTTTTGCAGCAGAAAGGAAACGAAAAAATGAGCGAGTTTAACCATTTTGCAAAAGACCTTGACACAGCTTTCCGCGCCGCGAGAGGCGAATATACCGCCGTATATAACGAGCTGACCAAAGCGAAGGAGAACGCAAGCGCGGCGGGCTTAGATGCCGTAAAGAAACAGATTGCCACGCTTCAGCTCCAAGAGGCGGAAAAGAAAATGCGACAGGAAACGGAGCGCATTTGGACGGAGTTTGACGCAAAGGCCGCAGAACTCCGCAGCGCATTGGAAAAGGAAGTGCAGACAAGCAACCTTGCTGATCCTTCCGCCATTGACAGCAACGCCGTGGAGCTGATGAAAACCGGCGTTCTGACGGTGGATGATTATTTCGGCTTTGCGGACAGATACGACGGGAACCCGACCATGCTAAAGCTGATCGGGCACTATGCAAAGGAAGCCGCCGACAGCGCCGACGACCGAAAAGACAAGGTTGCTTTAACCGTTCTCGCGCAGGATTGCGCCAAAGGCACGGGAAAGACCTTGAAAGCGTGGGACAGTATGATGACCGCCGCCAACTATTGCAGCGGGCGCGGCGGCAGCGGCAACCGGCGCATTACTCCCGGCGTAACGCTCAGCATGGGCGAGAAGTGGGAGCAGCTTTCCGGCGAGATCGTCGAAAACTTTTGAAAATCAAAAGGCCCATTTTGGGCCTTTTGATTGGGGAGTGATACAAGGCTACCAGCCGGGAGAAAGCCCCGGCAGACAGCAGCAGAGGCCACAGGAGCGCCTTTCCGTTGAGCCTTTGCGAAGTCCTGCCCGAAGTACAGCGGCAGGCAGCGCCCTAAAGCACCTGGGCGCGGAAGTGCGTGTATAGGGCCACCTTGTCTACATTGAGGGCGGGGGCAACAGTCCCCACCTATCATTATTACTTAAAAATAGCGCCCTTTGGCTGCTCATTCATACGAGCATGGAGGTTATTTCTATGACAAGAGAAATTGATATTAACGGCAAGGTCACGGTTTCTATTGATTCCGATAGCCAGGAATTTGCGGACAAGGTTTTTGCGGCTTTGTCTGCGATAGACAGACAACAGGCAGTATTACTGAAAAACGCAAACAAACTGCCTGCACAGAGATACCGGTTGTTTTCGGATGCCAACATAGCGATTCGTCGGCAGATTGATGATCTATTTGGGGTTTCTGTTTGTGCTCCTTTATTTGGGGAAGATTCGATTTATGCACGCTCTGGCGGCACTCCCCTTTGGTACAATTTGTTGGAGGGAATCATCGATCAAATCTCCATCCAGCCCAATAGAGAATGCAAAAAAATAATGAAAAAATACGCGGCTCAACGCCGCCGGAAGTGAGGCGGTTATATGACGGATGCTTCTCATTCTGACGGAAGCGTGATTATTCGCGTAAACGTCAATGCTGCAGAGGCAGATAAGGAACTTGTACGTTTGACGAAGAAAATCAATGCGCTCAACGAAAGAATCAGCGATAAAAAGCAAGATCAGATGCCGCTGGTTGAGCAATCAAAACAATTAGCGGCTGTTCTCGATGACGCAAAGGCGAAGCTGGACTATATGAAAAGCGGCGATACGTTTTTTACATCCAGCTCTATAAAGGAGCAAGAGCAGACAGTAGCATCATTGCAAAAAGAATGGGATGGCGTGCAAAAAAATGTTGAGACTATGAATGCGTCCATTGCCAAAGATACCAGAAGCATTGAACGAATGAGCACCCGGGCGGGAGAACTTTCTGCGCAGATTGCTGGCGCAAGTAAAAGCTCTGCTGCGCTGGCCGCTGCAAGTAAAAAAGCAGATGAATATATGGACCGGTTTGTGCGAAGAGTGAAAGGGCTTGCACGTCGCGTATTTATATTTGGTCTAATTGCTCAAGGGCTTCGTTCCGTTCGCGATTGGTTTGGGAAAGTAATCAAAAGCAACGATCAGGCCACAAAAGCGATAGCGCGCCTCAAGGGTGCGTTGTTAACATTGGCGCAGCCTCTTTTGCAGGTTTTAATCCCGGCATTTACCACATTTGTTGAACTGGTCACAAAGATCGTAACAGCGATTGGGCGTGTCATGTCTCAACTGTTCGGAACGACCTATGAACAGTCACAGAAAGCAGCGGAGAGCTTGTATAATGAAAGTGACGCACTGGATAAGACGGGGAAATCCGCGAAGAAAGCAACAAAATCTCTTGCCGCCTTTGACGAGATCAACCGTCTTTCCGGCTCGGAGGATGCAAAAGACAAAGATAAGCTCGCACCCGACTTTTCCTCTGGTCCCGAACTATCGGACAAAAAGGCAAAGGGTATTCTTGGCCTTATTACATCGATCGGGGCGCTGCTTTTGGGGCTTAAACTCTCTGACACCTTAATAGGCGGACTGAAAACGGCTTTAGGATTGGCTATTGCATTTCAAGGAGCGCTCCAGTTCATTTCAAACCTTCTGCGAGCATGGAGCAGCGGCCTTGATTGGAGTAACCTTCTCGGGATGCTGCTCGGTGCGGCGGCACTTGTTGCCGGTCTTGCACTTGCCTTTGGCAAGGTCGGCGCAGCCATCGGCCTTATTATTACCGGGATCATGGAGATGGTCGCGGGTATTCACGATGCAGATGTCAATGGCTGGAATCTGAAAAACACACTCCTTACCATTGCAGGATTGATCTCCTCCGGCCTCGGAATCAGCCTTTTGACGAAATCGTGGATCCCTCTCATTATTGCCGGCATCCTGTCCGTCGTGCTTGCGATCACCGTTGCTACAGGTCACGGCAAGGAACTGATAGAGAGCCTTAAAACTGTTGTCCTGGGATTTAAGGATTTCTTTGTTGGCCTATTTGAGGGAGACCTTATTGCAGCGATTGGCGGACTTAAAACAGCATTTGACGGTCTGAAAGGGGTTGCCTATGCTGTGCTGGACAGCTTCAGCGATATGACCAATAACCTGCTGTCTCTGCTTGAATATGTTTGCGGCAAGATTGGCCTTGATATAAGTGGGATCATTCAGATTGCCAAGAACTATGTTACAAATCTCTTTGCGATTTTGAAAGATGCGGTGTCCGGCAGCGTGGATGCGTTCGTGCGCGTTTGGCAGGGCATTATCGAATTTATCAGCGGCACCTTTTCGCAGGATTGGGAAATGGCGTGGACAGGCATCAAGGATATTTTGGCGGGAGTGCTGAATGGAATCATCACACTTTTTGAAAATGCTACAAACCTTTGCAGAAACAATATCAACAGCATACTTGACTTGATGCAGGAACTGACGAGCTTTAAGCTACCGGATTGGCTCGGTGGATTTGAATTTAAGGGCATCAATATTCCCCGCCTTGATAAGATCAAACTCCCCCGTTTGGCGACCGGCGCGGTCATTCCCCCGAACAGGGAATTTCTTGCGGTGCTCGGCGACCAAAAGCAGGGGACGAATATCGAGGCCCCCGCGGCTGCTATCGAGGCGGCGGTGGCCCGTGGCATGGCGCAGTATGGCGGCGGCAACCAGACGGCGATCCTCAAGATCGGCGAACAGGAATTGGGCCGCATCATCTTCAAGCTGAACAAAGACCAGACGCAGCGCGTCGGTATTAAAGTGACCTAAAGGCGGTGTATATGAATTACATTAAAATTAACGGGAATTCATTTGATGTGAATGTCGCAATCTCCAAGTACAACGAAAATTTCAGTGTGCGTCGGCCTTATAGTGACTTAAGAACACATTAAGATACTCCTATGTAAGTAAAAGCCCACAGGATTGATCCTGTGGGCTTTCTGCGCTATATGAGAGAATCTATCGGCAAACGGTTGACCGTTAAGCATTTGACAACCGTCTGCTTACAGTCCGATAAAGGACAGGTAAAACAGCTTTCGCTGTACTCACACACTGTGTTCTTTGCTGCCTTTCGGCGGACTTTGCGGGCTACTGTACACTTTGGCGCACATATCCGGGAAAGCGGCGCGTTGATCAGGTCATGCGCTCGAACGCACTTATCTGTGCTCATTTGGGAGCACCTTCTTCCGAAAAGCTCGCGTTCGCGCTCGACGGTCATAGTCGCACCAATGAGCATCACCTTTCCAAGCGGCGTTTGCACGACAGGATAGAATCTGTCATTATCGTTCATAGCGTGACCTCCATGCTTTGCATCAGTTCTTTGACGGATGCACCGGACAGATCAGCGACAAAGGAAAAGCGCGTGTCGCGCTGACGGAACACCGCCCCGCAGGCGGGGCAGATATGCACCGTGGCCGCGCTCATCAGCGGCGTTGTGCAGCGGGCACAGTAGAGAAGCTTCATTCCGACACCTCGCTATGAAGATGAATAGGAATGCCTAAACGCTCAGCAGCAATTTTGATACATTCCTCTTCTGTTTTTGAGCTATCTTCCATAGATAACTTGAAAGCTTCCATAACAACCGCACATTGGTCGTCGCTCATCTTCGAGATGAGACTAATAGCTTCCTGCCGCAAACTCTGTAACTGTTGCTTACTCATTGTTTCGAGCCTCCTTCATCTCCCTGATATGGTTGAGCAGCATTACCTGTTCCTCGTGAGACAGCGATAAAACATAAGCCTTTAACAGGTCCTTCATCATTTCAAGTTTTTCATTTGTCATAAAAGTTCCTCCTTGTTTTATCAGCGGGAGGCCGGTATAATAAGTGTACCAGCCCTCCTGTGGTGGTTGGTGGTTACGGCTCTCTGTGCCTTGCTTTGGTCGGCGTGGGTACAGAGGGCTTTTCTATTGCGTCCAGAAGGGCCATCGCCCAGCTTGCTATCTGGATGGCCCCGGCAACGGCGGCGATCACTCCCATCATGCTACGGAGAAGCGGCGCACGGTGGTTTCTTTGGTGAACCGCTCCGCCACATCCGGCAGGGCCTTTTTAAGCGCGCTGGTGTCGATTCTGGCGCTGGTCACGCTCTTCCATGTGATTTTATACTCCCCGGCGGTCATGCTCTCAGAAGCACCCATAGCGGCCTTGATTGCGTCCCGGATGGAATCGGCCTCCGCCTGCGCTTCGTCGATCAGGGATTGGAGCTGCCGCAGCTCCCGGCACTTGCTTTCCAATTCATTGATACTCATTGTGCTTTCCTCCTTCAATTTGGGGAACCCCGGCGGCGGTGGTCATTAGGGCTGTGGCCTCGCTGCTTCCCATTCCCTATACCGTTCCGCCCTTATCCGTGATCTCGGTGTTAGGCTTCAACGATTGCCGGTGTCTCAACTGTTTTCGCTTGTTCCCTTGCTATGGCTACATGATACTACTTATTAAGTAGACCGTCTATTGACAAGTTATCTAATTATTAAGTATATTATTTGTGCACAAATATACTTGATAAGTATATGCAGGATGTAATATAATGCGGATAGTGGAAAGGAGGGCTTTGTAATGGCAGTATCGGAAGCTCAGAAAAAGAGTGCACAAAAATGGGACGCTGCAAACCTTGACCGCGTATCTATTGCCATGCCAAAGGGCATGAAGGACACGGTAAAGGCTGCTGCTACCGTTGCTGGCGAAAGCATGAATCAGTATATTATCGGTGCAACGGAACAACGGATAAACGGCCAGCAACAGCCCGCAGGAGCGTCGCAAGGCATGGGGGCTATCCTTACCCCTGCCGCGCTTAAAACGGCACAGGAGGCGGCACAGAGAGCCGGAGAGACGATCCCTGCATTTGTTAGCCGCGCGGTCGAGACACAGGCGCAGCGCGATAAGGTTATGCAGGCAATGAGGCCGAAGGAAAAAGCGGGGGAATGATTCCCCCCTGCTTTTTCATGTCGAAGGTGCAAAAAATAATCCACTATACTTTGATATCTGGATACAGAGGTAACGTGATGTTAAGCGGAATAGCTGCAAAAACTTATGATGCGTTAGCACGGAGACTTCGCAAGATTGATGATCGGGACGATTTTGTGCTTGGCGTGATTGCAAACGCTGAAACAGTTGAAAATTGGCAAAGCATAATCGAGTTTATCGACAACAACCCAGCGGAAGCAGATTATGAAACGGTTCTTGCCTATTCGGTTTTGATCGATGATATGGCAGAGAAGTAATGAAAAATCTAAACAAAGAAATGGGGGTTGATTATGTTCGTAAAGAAAAACGTAAATGAATCCCACCCACGCTATGAAGAGTATATATCGAAGTGCAGAGATCTGTTTCACATATATGAAGAAAAAATAGAGGCTGAACACGCAAAATACCCCAATTGGAGAGGCCTTGACCACCCTTCCGATATAGAAGTGAGATTGCTTGAGCGGGAGTGCAATTCAAAACTTAGAGACCTGCAACGTGAATATGATTTCTTGTTTTCTGATGTAACGGACAATGAATGATGAAA